GTCCAAGTAAGACTAGAAGAAACTGTAGCTGGTGCTTGAAATCCTACATAATGACTACTATCAGCATCAGCAAATCTAAGGTCATTCTGTGCTTGGAGCGTCAATCCATTAGCATCAAATATCATTTGCTCTGTTCCACTGGAAGAAAATCCCATCACGTTTGCAGATTTTCTAAACAAACCTAAATCTGTATCTGAATCAAAAGATAAAGCAGGAGTAGAAGCACTTGAAGAATCATCTATCAGCAACGGACCTGTCATTGTACCGCCAGCTTTAGACAGTAAACCTAAATTAGCCTGGTCTATATTTCCTATTTCAGTAAAAGCACCATTACTTGAGTTTCTTATTTTTAAAATATTCGTAGTGGTATTTAAAAAAGGCATACCAGCTACGCATTGACTTGTAGCTAAGTCAGATGATTTTGAATTACTTGATTGGATCGCAGCAAAAACATTATTTAGGTCAGTTCTTACATTCGCTCCAGAAGCATTTTCAATAGTGTAATTAGTTACGTCAGCCACAATTAAATACTATTTTCCTCCATGTTAACC